TACGTTCAGGTGTACGTTCAGGAGACTGGACAGGTGTACGTTCAGGTGTACGTTCAGGTGTACGTTCAGGAGACTGGACAGGTGTATTATTTTTTTGCTGCTGTTTTACATATTCTACAAGTTTATTGATAATATCTTCGTGTTTGTTTATTATATCTTCCTGTTCTTCAACTCGTTGAGACAGAGTTTCAATATGAGATAAGAGGTATTTATTCTTTTGATTAAAGTAGAAAGTAATACCAGATAACACAATTATTTCAGAAGCCACGTGTATCATAAGTTGTTTATTAGTGCTTAGGTTTGACATTTATTCTAATTTTACCTATTGTTTTAAGTTGGATAGAAAAAAAAATTAATTACAATACATAAATGGAATTGGACTCGTGTAATAATTTACATAAATCAATATGCGAAGAACAAGATACAATACAACCATGCTGTTCAAAAACTCAACAAACATTTATATGTAAGAGTTCTCAACCAAGTTATAGTGACACTAACTATAACCAAATACAATTACCTCCTAGTAGAGCTGGGATTTCTAGTTTATTCTCATCTCTACCAACTGAATCTCAAAGTTTAGCTCTTTCGGGTATATCCAATATAGAACTTCCAAAGAATTTCACGTGGAGACCAAATGGTGACAATAATATAATATCAACTGTAAAAAATCAAAAGGAATGTGGTGATTGTTGGGCTGTTTCTTCTACAACCGCTTTATCTGATAGATTTGCCATAAAATATAAAATTAAAAATCCAGAGCTTAGTTACTTATATACTGTAGCATGTATAGGTCCCGATTCGGGAATACCATCAAAATGTCAATGTAGTAACGGCGGAAATTTACAATCAGCCATGTGTGGTTTCGCCAATAAAGGAGCAAGACTTGACAAATGTTATCCGTCTTTGATAAATTTATCAAGTATGTCACCTCAATGTCCAACGACATCTTGTTGTAAAACAGATTACTCATTTAAAATAGACAAAGAAAGTGCACATTTAATTACAACAGCTAAAAATCCTACTGATATTGTTTCTATATCTTCAATACCTGATCCCCAAAAGGAGATTGATACATGGAACATGGTAAAAAGAGATATATACAATAATGGCCCGATACCAACTACTATATTGGAATGGGATACCGCTGAATCAAAAGGTTCACTTCAATATTTCTGGCAAACTCGTGATAACATAACTAGTATTTACGATCCTAAAACTTCAATTACAAGTGGAGTACCTAGCGGTCATGCACTTGTAATTGTTGGTTGGGGAGAGGAGAATGGAGTAAAATATTGGGATATACGTAATAGTTGGGGTAATAGCGGTCCGGGAGGTGGATACTTTAAGTATAAAATGATTCATAACGATCCATCATGTTTAGTTATACCTCGTTTACTCAATGGAAATACTTTAGTAGGTGGGTCTTGGAAGTTTATTCCAGCAGACCTACCACCTGGATATATATCGGAAAAAGCGTTTGGTGGTCCGAATAGTGGTGGTAACGGTCCGGGTGGTGGTAACGGTCCGGTTACTGGTGACAAGAATGATCTTGATAAAGTTAAAAATTTCATACAAACACATATGATATTAATAACAATAATATTAGTAATTATTATTGTTATTATTGTTATTTAATATTTACCAGATCCAATATCGTTAGATTTTGCGATATTATAACCATTAAGTCGAAAAGCTGCTTGTATATCTTCAACCATTAGAGTTTTTGTTTTATTTACAGCTAAAGCTGTTGAAATAATTTTGTTAATTTCTTCACCGATAGATTCGTGTATAATAAGATAACAATCATCTGATATTGTTTTAATCCCTGCTCTTTTTGCTAAACGGGATATCGAAGGCTTTGTAATGTAATCCATTGTTTAAAACCCGGTTTGGACAGCTTTAAGTTAAACTTAAAAGAGATATTAACTTAAATAAAATGCTGAAAGGTAAAAATTATGATCAATATTTGTCAAAATTACTTAAACGAGTTTCCCCAACTAATGGAATAACATCTAATTCAAAACAACAGCTTTGTAGTGTTTTATGTTATATTACTAGAGTAATCAGTTATACAGTATTTGAATTATTATCAGTAACAAATAAGAGAACAATATCTGATAAAGAAATAATTAAAAGTATTATTATTCTTTTTCCAAAGGAACTTGCTAAAACTATGATATCTATGTGCGAACAATCAATTGAAAATTTTACCAAAGTAAATGAACTGGGAGTTACAAAGCAGGACAGAGCTGGAATTATTTTTCCACCTTCTATTTCCGAAAAATATATTCGTAAGTTTGGAATGTCCAAGATAATGGTAAGTAATACATCATCTATAACTCTTGTAACAGCTATAGAATGCTTGGCAGAAGAAATATTAGAGATAAGCTCACTTTCAGCTAAACAAAATAAACGTGTACGAATTACAATCAGAGATCTTGAAATTGGGGTTCGCACTGATAAAGACATATGTAAGTTTTTTGTTGATAATAAAATTTCTTTTCTTGGGGGTGGTGTTATACCATGTATTCATCCTAAACTTCTTAATAACAAAAATTTACCACAAAAATTTAAAAATCAAACTCGTTATAGACCGGGTGTTATATCATTGAGAAATATAAAAAGAGTTCAGAAAACAAGTAATTGTTTAATTCTCTCAAAGTTACCTTTCGAGAGATACACAAGATTTAAACTAAAAGAATACCAACCATATTCTGATAAAACTGTCAAGGTAAGCAAAGATGTATTTATAATCCTCCAGCATTTTGTTGAACAACGAATTATATCTTTACTGAAAAAAGCTGGTATGTTAGTTATACATGCTGGAAGACTTAAACTTATGGCTGCAGATATAAATCTAGTGAAGATAATAGATTCCGGTCATAATAATTATCTTCACGATGATTGGAAAGAGATTTAAAAGTATCAGATCAATAATCAAAAATGGCAAGTTTTAATACAACAAAAGGTAGTTCACCAGAACCATCTCATATAGTAACGGGTAATTTTGTTACATTAATGGAAACAAATGATAAAGAATGTGAAAGTTGGTACTATTTTATTAGAAAATCTGGAAATGAGAAAGCTTTGAAACATTTGCAAAATCAGTTAGAAACTGTCAGATGGCGATCAATGGAAGATCTAAGTATTTTTGATCTCGATTTAAATCACCCAGTAACTGCTAAAACTGCAAAACAGATGACAAAACTTGAACTAAATGTATATTTTCATAGAAAGTTTGACGGAAAACTACAGTTTATAGATCTTGGGTTTCGTAGTAAAGATAATAATGAAAAGAGAATGTGTAAAGTGTTTGATCTATTAGGTTATGGACAGATCGAGGATTATATTAATGATGAAGATATAGATCCAGAAGATTTATTTGATAGGTCATCAGTTTTAGAGTCTTCCTCAGATTCTGAGGAAGACTCAGACTCAGATTCCGAGGAAGACTCAGACTCCGACTTCAAATCTCAAGAAGATTCAGAAGAAGAAGATAAGTATAAATCTAGTGACTCTGGTATTCCACCAACATTACTTACTAAAAACAATTAAAATATTTTGTCTCCTGATAAGGATACAAAAAAAGTTATTTTTTAAAAAATGGATAACATACTATTACACCAATCAATACTATCAATACACAAACAGTAATTGACATTGTAATTGGGCTAGTAGTTTCATAATATGTATTTATTTTTTTATTTATTATTCCAATTAAATTATATGGTTCTCCTCCTCCGAGAAATTCTGGAACAGCTATGTTACAATTAATCACGCATTCGCTTAATTTTCTTGGTTGTTGATTTGTAATTAAACTACCTGAACTAATAATTGGTTTTGTGATATTTTTACCAGGTAAATATGGAAGACATCTGCCATTGCTACATGTAAATTTTATTTCCCAATATTTTGGTCCATACTGTGCAGGTGATAATACAAAAAATGGAAAAATATTACCCCGTTCCCATGGTTGGTATGAATCAACACTTTCCGAAATAGTACGAGAAGAGTCACCTACAAATTCGTAATGTGGTACAGTAAATCTGCTATCGGGATCTTGTATTCTTTTTAAATAATTATTTTTAGAATGTACTGGTGGATTTGGATCAAGACTCGGAAATACAATATCTCCAGAAATGTCACCCAATACATGAGTAAATATTGGTATAGAATACTCAACGGCTTTAGTATATGCTATAAAATATACACAATTACCGCTTATATTATATGGATCATATGTAAACTTTATTTCATTAGTATCATATGGTTCTGACATTCTTTTATTTGCACAAAATAGAGACATTCCATATGGTATTGGTCTAACCATAGGGTTAATAGCATAAAACTCAAACTTTTTTACCCATCCTGTAGGTGATGGTGGAGGTCCACACTCATAATTATAAGAACCAGATTCTAGATTTGGCGGTGCTATATAACCACGAAAAATACCTTTTTTCTTGTCTACAAAATGATACACGCAGAACGGTAGAACATCGCTTTGAGAAGAAAATTCTTGAATTTCTGTTGTTATAGATTCCATTTATGTTAATATAACATTAAACTTTGTATCCATATTTACGACATTCATTAACTATGAAAGATTGGATATCTTTTATTTTCACAGTGTACGGAACAGTAATAAGAACAACTCCATTTTCCTTGCATATTCTCTGTTTCATGTCATCTCTGTACTTTTGATTCAAAAAGTGAGCCTTGCTTTTTTGGAAGTATGGAGTGTAAACATAGTGTTGAACTCCGTTATATTCCACTGCCAATTTCATATTAGAATCATAACAGTCCAATTCGAGATTAAAATTACCACCTGTAACCGGGTTACGCAAGAAATCAGGCCTTGAAGATGCAAACTTGCGGTTAAATAATGATTGGAGTACTCTACGACACTCAGATTCTCCCTTACTCTCTTTAGCACGGCTACCAGTAGATGTATTATTTTTATTAGGTATATATTTATGTATATACTTAGGTGCTGTGTAATATTTTCCTTTCTCTGAGAAAGTCCCTGAAAAACCTCTTAGTTTATTATATATTCCAAAAATTATTAAAAAACCAAGGCAAATACCAAGGCAAATTTCAAATCCTTTATTATTCCACAGTTCTCTGAGTTTACTTAACATATTTATTATATAACTAGATTTTCTTAATTTTGTCAATAGAATGGTGTATGGTTCCAACCAAGCTCAGTAAACAATTTCTGACACACTTCATCGTGAAAGAATTTTCGATCTATTGTTTTTAGTATGATAAATTCTTCCTTCTTACATGGATGTTTATGACGGCGAAGAAGTTGATATAATACGTATTGTGTGTTTATAAAGTTCTTTCTATCAATATGTTTATATAGTTTGTCATATAACTCTGTAAGTGCGTCAAAATCGTCTAGTAATTTATCTTCCAGATATGATATATCATCTGGTTTAATACATGTCATTGTACTGTGAATAAGATGAACGTTTTCATAGTGATTAGAATATCCCAATTCTTTTAAAAACATGAGTATGTGGTTTTTTGTAACTTTCCTAAATCTTACATTGTTACTTTCATTTTCATCATCTAGAAGATGATGTAATAAGAACTCTTTCTCAAGATCTTTGTAAACTTTGGGTATTATAGTGCAGTTTTGCTTACCTTGATACTGTTTAATACAATCTCTGAAATGAACCTTTCGGTCATACATATATTTTGATGAAATATTTACCCTATCTATATCATTATATGACGAATTATGTTTCATGATATTTTGTTCTGCAAAACAGGACAGACATGTGTACGTGGTCTTGTCAAATATATCAAAATATTTTTTATTCCCACAATTTAAACAGACTAC